TTGACGGTGTAGCCTTCCGGGATAGAGCCGTTCGACTTCAGCGCGTTGATGTCGTTATCGGCGGTGCCGACGCGCAGTTCCGTCTCAAGCAGACGGGTTGCGACGAACATCAGGCTCGGCGGAATGACCAGCTTCTTCGGCTTAGCTGCAATGAGCAGGCCGCGTTCATCGGTCCAGCCCGCGATCTGAATAACAGCCGCCTCAAGCGAGGTTTCGTTAAGATCAGCCGGGGTGCTGGGGATGTTGCTGTTCGTTCCACCAGAAACCAGAGGATGCGAAGCCGAGAACAGCGGCTGTCCGTCGCCACCGACGAAGTCGGAGTCGAAGCCATTGTTAAGGACCGCAGCAGCCTTGGTCTGCTTGGTGTAAGCCATGGCGCGTGCCAGAGCCTTCGTGTAACGCGACGACAGGCTGTCATACAGGTTGTCCTCAATCGCTTCTTCCGTCAGCGAGAACCCAAGGGCAATCGTTTCATGGTTGTAGCGAGCAGTGAACACTTCCTGCGCGTTATCGTAAGCAATGGCGGAGCCTTCGTTCTTAACCGGAGCAGCCGAGAAGCCCGACAGCTTGGTTTCTTCTTCGAACGAACGTTCAGAAGTCTCCGTTTCGAAGATTTCCTTATGCTCTTCGCCGTAGCGGGCGTATTCCAGACCGAACAGGGCGTTCAGACCGGGCAGAAGCTCCTTAAGGAGTTGTGCGCGTGAAATTGCCATTATTCAGTCTCCTTACACGCCAGTGGGGTTGAGATACTGGTGCATACCCTGATTCCACTTCACGATAACTTCCGTGAACGAACCGGGGGTGCCAACCGGCGAAGTTTCCGGCACGACGTCGATAATACGCACAGGCAGCGTATTGGTCGTGGCGGTGCTGTTGCTGATAGCAACGCCGGAGTTACCAGTCTTGGTATTACCAGCATTCTGAACCAGCGTAGCGTTGTTGCCAACAGCGGTGCGGTCAACAGTACCAATGGTAGTGCCCGACGAAACCACGGCGACCTTGAACAGTGCATCCGGGTCATCGCAGACGTAAGCCACGATGTCGGTGGCAACAGTGCCAGTCGGGTAGTATTGACGGAAGGTCTTACCGAACACCGGATCGGTGTACGAGCAACCAAGGAAAACACCAACCGGGGTAGCAGTCGAAGTACCGGTGTCCTTTTCCAGAGTGCCGCTGCTTACCAGCTTCACAACGTCACCATAAAAGATGTTCGCTGCGTAGCCCGAAGCAATCGGAATCTGGCGGGTAGCACCGGCAAACACCTGCCCACCGATCAGATTGATCGGGATCAGCCCGTACGGGGCCGAAACAGTAGGATATGCCATTTTAAGCTCCTAGCTTATCTGCCTTTACCAAATGACGTCGATGACTTCTTCTCACGGAAGAGAGGCATACGAGCGTCGCTTTCGCGCATGAAGTTGTTGTCCACGCTATCCATCTGGGCCTGATTTTTATTAGCGAAGTATTGCTTACGCTGATCCATCAGTTCCTTCGGGGCCTTGCACAGCAACAGACCTGCGACTTCGATGTTGTCCTTAAACCGGCTATCCGGGTCTACAAGCATACGAAACTTCGGCTGCTCTTCGATACGGACCGGCTCCCAACCTTCTCGCATCTTGGACGAGATGTTGCGGGGGTCGGACTGGCCCTGTGTAGACACACGGACCCAACGGTACGCATAACCGGGCTGCTTGTCGGGTTCGGGCAGCGTAGATGCTGGTTGCCAAACCTTCGGGCGTTCCGCTTCTGCGCGGGTATCCAGTTCACGGGACAAACGAGTTTCAGCCATTGTTAACGCTCCATCTTCATCAGTTCACGAGCATACTGCTCAGGTGTCAGACCCAGTTTCTTTGCGATTGCAATCTGGCTCTGCTTCAACACGATCTTCTTGGCGGATGTGCTGCGAGAAGCGGGTGCGACAACGTTAGCAGGTTTCGTTGCCCTACCGGAGTTCCCGGTGGTCGCTTGTTCTTCCCCGAAATATTCCGGGAAGCGACGGCGCATCGTTGTGTCGATTGCGCTCCAGTATTCGTCGGAACCCACAAATTGCGGGCCACGTTCGCGTTCGAGCTTCTGGTGAAGCCCAAGTGCAGAAGCGGTCATTTCCGGGTCAGTGCCCCACCAAGTATTGCGCTCTTGCCACGCCATAGTCTTGGCATCGGGCTGCGGAATAGCCACTTGCTGTTGTGGTACTTCTACCTCAGTAGTAGTAGCCTGTAAAGTCGGTTTATATTCTTGGACCTGACGCATCTTGTACTGAGCAGCGGCAAGTTTTTCCTGCGCTTCAAGTACACGGTCAGTATCACCCGATTCATAGGCATCGCGGTAAGCACGGCGCGCTTCAGCCAGTTCGAACTCTGCGTTCTGCTTGTAAGTACCAACAAGCTCCTGCTCACCACGCGAAAGGGTCTGACGAAGCTGTTCTGCTTCCTGCCGGTAACGCTGAGCAGCGGCCAAGGCTTCCTGCTGTTCACGTAGCGCGCGTTCCTTTTCGCGGCGCTCATCGTGCCAGACCTTTTTCATCTGCTTCAGACGAACCTTAACCTTTTCGGAGTAATCCTCCAGTTCATCGGCTTCCAGTTCTTCGACGATTTCCTTAGGCAGCGGCTCACGGCCACGGTCTTCCGGAGGAGTATCGTCCTCAACTTCGATTTCCGGCTTGTTGTCCTCAGGAACAGGGGTGTTCTCATTTTCGATTTCAAAATCGAAATCGTCATCGTTCGGCTTAGTGGCCATACTTACTCTCCTTTGTACGGGTTACGCCCGTTAAGCGCGCGAAATACCGCGAGGGTCTTCCACGACAGCTTCAACACTGTCGTCGTTGATGATACGAAATTCCCGACCGTGGATTTTTACCCGGCTACCCGCATGCGGGCGGGTCAGGATGAAGTCACCTTCCTTACACCAAGGACCAGACGGGAAGCGCTTTTCATCCTTGAAAGCATCCGGACCGATCTTCAGCACGAATAGAACCGGAGTGGTAAGTTCTTCAAACTGCTTGGTGATATCTGCCTTGAACAGACCGCCAGCGGTCTTCTCTTCGATTTCCGGAATGGCGCACAGGATGCGGTATCCACTCGGTTCGGGAAGCTGCTTGGCTTTCTTCTCTTCAGTATCTGGAAGGACCGAAGTGTTACCATCAGCATCCGCCAACAGGAACTCAGGGGTCTTCGGCAGAGTCTTGTCCTCTGCATCACTCATCGTCATTCTCCATGCGTTGTGCAGTATCAGCAAGGATACTGTTTGCGATCATAAGCCCACGGATAATGCCGCAGGCATACTTATACTCACCGTGGTCCTTGGCACCGCCAAGCGAGAGATCATTGCTCATGACGTTGATCTCTTCTTGGACCTTACCGGATATGTATTTTAGTAGATCACTGCTCATTTACCCTCCTTGGGCGGCTGCGGTTGGGAAACAGGGGTTTCCGGTTGGGTTGCTTGCTGGATTTGGGTCATTTGATCCTTTGCGATCTCAATCCCCATACGCAGGCCAGCTTCCTGCTGCTTGGCGGACAAGTTAGCCTTATCCGTTGCAACCTTGACCCCAGCATTGAGGCCAGCGATTTCCTTCTGGGCGGCGATACGCTGCTGCTCCAGTTCAATACGGTCATTCTTCTCTGCCGACTCGATCATCAGCTTCTGCGCCTTCAGGGCGACTTCCTGCTTCTTGATCTCAAGCTCAGCCATCTGCATCTGGACAATCGGGTCCTGAGCCATCTGCTGGTTCTGCTGCTGCTGAGCTTCGGCCTGCTTCTTCTGGACAAGCTGCTGGGCTGCTGCCGCTGCGATGCGAGACACAGCCAGTTCAGTATCCTCATCCATATCCGTATTCGGCGCGGGCAGTGGGACACCAGCCTGCTCTTCGATCTGCTTGCGGTAAGCAAAGGCCAGATGTTCTTGGACGTGGGCAGCCAAGGCAGCCTGCATCGCCTGCGCATTTGGTGACTGCCCAATAAGCTGCGCAAGCTGCGGGTCCTGCATAGCCGACATGTGCACCGTGATATGCGCTTCATGGTCTTGGTAGATAAACGCCTTGACCGGCTTGCCGTTGATGATGTCCATGTTCTCGGACACCGGATCGCGCGGCTTCATGCTGTCGTCGTCCTTCATCGGGACGAGCTTGGATGCGTTCTTGATACCCAGCACTTCAAGCATCTGGCGGTGCAGATACGGCAGGTCATAAAGCTGCGGCGCACCTTGCGCCAACTGCATCACAGCTTGGTACTGGACGATCTTCTGAGCCATCGTGGCAGCGTTGGGATCACTGACCGGAATGACATCGACGCTGTCGTAGTCAGACTTCTTGGCCTTGCGGTCGCCTTCGGCTGGCTCGTAGCTGTACGACTCCGGAGTATAGTCCGCGATGATCTTCTTCAGCAGCCGGAACTCTTGCCGCATCGCGTAGTGGACGCGAGCCTGCACAGCCGACATGACCTTCAGCGTGCGCTCCAGAATAGCCAGCGTGGTGCCTACCGGGGCCTGTGCCGACATATCGCTGATCTTCATATCAGCGGCAGAAGCGAACCGGCGACCTTCCTCTACGATGGTATTCAGAAGCGAATAGAGGACTTGGCTCGGCTCCTTGTACGGCAGCGGCATGATATTGTCGCGCATCGTACCCGAAGCGACGTCCACGTCGCGCCATTCAGCCGGGGCAATCGGCGTATCGTCACCCTTTACCCGTAGACCTTTAGTTTTGAAGCCGCCCGGTAGGTTAGATAGAGTACCAGCATCAACAAGCTGACGAATAAGGCTGGTACCAGACTTAGCAAAAGCACCAATGAGGTGAATAAGGCCAAAAGCGTAGAAGCCAAAGCCCGGAACATACGAGTAATGTACGAAGTGATTGCGCTTCTGCTTCTTGTCATCTTCCGGGTCCCAGTTGCGGCGGATGGACAGGACAGTCTGCGTGGCCTTTTCGATGGTCACGACATAAGGAAGCGCGATATCGTCGTCTTCAGCGGTGCGGAACTTGTCATCTTCAATGACCAGATCGACGTGCATTTCGAGCAGCTTGTAGCGGTCGTCAGCTTCAGCGCGGAAACCCATCTTCTGGGCAATCGCCTTCTCGATTTCGTCGAAGCTATCGGTCGGATCACCAAGCTCTACGTCAGCGTAAAAGCCCGACTTTTGAAGCTTTTTTAGCTCGTTAGTGGTCTTCCGCATCACATGGGTGACGCGCCCAGCGACTTCCAAACTGGACGCGCCATAAGGTACGACGACATCCTCTGCCGGAATGTACATCGAAACCTGACGACCGAGAGCAGGGTCGTAGTACACCTTCTTGAACGCATTACCTGCAAGGCCCAACCCCCACAGCATGCGCTCATGTTCAGGCCGATACTCGACCATGCGCTCGGTCAACTGGTAATTCATATCGTCTTTAACGCGGGCAGCGGCATCGCGCTTTTCCGGCGTTTCTTTACCGATAATCTGCGTCTTCACCGGACCTTGGGCCGGGAAGGTCTCCATCATGGTCTCGGCTTGGAACTTGACCAGAGCTTCAGACAGCATCGGGTGGTATACACCGCATGCACCGGGCCACGGTTCAGTCCGGTCCTCGACCTTCATCCCCAGTAGCTCAAGGCCATCCACGTAGGTCTGGACCCAGTCGCTGCGGCTGTTGACGTCCTCGTCATACTCGCCCAGCAGGTCACCGGCCAGTTCAGCCAGTTGCCCTTCATCCAGCACATCGACAAGGTTCTGCCCGAACTCGTCCTCTTCCTCGGCGTCCGGGTCGATCTCAATCTCCAACCCGCCCATGCCAAGAGTGACACTTTCCGGGTCTTCGATCTCAATTTCCAGCGCAGGCTCCTGCGACAGCAGGGTTTCAGCCGACAGGCCCTGCGGGGCCGGGTTCAGAGCCTTGTCGATTGCCATTTTACTTAGCCTTCTTCTTGGTCGCGTTAGCAACGGTCTTGGCAACAGCAATTACAGGAGTGACCTTGGCTGCTACCTCGGCTGCGTCGGTCACGACGTCAGCCACATCTTCGATAATATCGAAGAGGTTCTTTTTCTTCTTCGGTTCCGGCTTGGGTTCCGGCTTCGGAGCAATGTTTACTTCGACCAGTTCCAACTCATTCACGTACTTCACAGCATCAGCGAACGGAACACCGGCAGCGCGGGTTTCATTGAAGGCAATCCGCTGTTCAGCGCGCCACTTAGCCCACTGGGTCTTTCCAATAGGAAATTGTGCCTTGACTTCGGCCATTAGTAGTATCCCCTGTTGCGGTTTGACTTGAAATACACCGGTTCGTCCTCTGCGTCTAGCTGAGTAGTCACATAGCCACCGCGCCGGAAGCGGTGCATTGCCATAGATACAGTATCAACGTAGTCGTCGTGTGCCCCGGCAGGGAATTCGGCTACTTCATCAACTACTTCTTCGGCCCACCGAGTAGCAGGCACCCATACCCGTCCAGACGCAAATAGATCGCTCACAGCGTTCAAACGCGAAATCTTGTCGTTCCCCCTCGTCGGGGTAAATTCCTGTACCGGAATGCCCATGGCTCTCATCTCGTAGATCAAAGGCGCACCTGAAGCCTTCTTTACGATTATCACCCCGTCCGGATGCCATTCCTTATACTCCTCGATGGCCACACGCTTGAGTTCCGGGAACTCCATGCGGTCACGGAAGGCGTTTAACAATATAATGTTAGC